TGTTTAGTTATGTCTATGAACTTTCGTCTAGACTTAGAAAATTGTTTCATTGGAGACTTAAAGATTATCTCATCTTTAGTTCCAGTTTTGATGTAACCTACAAGATGCAATGCATCATTAACAATGTAGGTGTGATTTGGTACAGAAGTCTTTGCCTCTGACCAATCAGTAATTTCTTTAAGATACTTCATTTAATGCCTCTCTTGATTCGAACCACACACGCAATGCCCTTTCGCCAATTATTGTCTTATTATCAATCATAGAGAACTCGACATGATAATTGACACAATCTCTATTGCCTTGTTCATATGTCCAAACTTGAGTTCTAGAGACTATCTCATCTCTCATGTAACCATCTTCACCATTGTCGGTGAACTTAGATGAAGTCCAACCATCGGCAGTCTTCTCTAGAATGTAAGGAGTTTCCCAATGTTCAATATGTTCATGAAGGTTCTCTTCATCAATAAGTTCCCAATCTAGGACATATTCCATAGATGCAGGATTCTCATAAGAATGTATAAATGCAGTCTCATCAACAAGACCTTGAAGGTGCTCGGAGTTAATAAAGTCCACATCTGTAATCAGATATGAAGAACCACCCTTAAATTTCCAATACGGTTCTGAAACACCATGTTCATAATCTTCATTATGAGCGGCATAGTTCTCTTTGTATTGTGTTTGAATTATTAAGTTTAGCATAGTCTTTCTCCGTTTCTGTATGTTCTCTCTACTGTTCCATCCTATCAAAAAGTGACACCCATTGTCAACCCTTACGCAGCCAAAGCAGTGTAAGATTCCCAACAACCATGACAACCTATTGCTGAGTTGTCACAACCTCTTCCGTCAATCCAGAATTGTAAGTCGAATTTTTTATAAGATTTTGCAGGCAAAGATATCTCTTCGTGTTTCCATTGAGGAGACCTTTCGAAGGTATCTTTCCAGTTTGTTTTTTGGACTGGTTTAACTACCAGGTGAGTGTCGGTAACTTCTTTTATAATTGCAGTATACTCATACCCATTAATTATAAATTTGCAGTCATCTAACCCTAGTTCGATGTAATCATCTACGAATTTGTATATCATTTTTGTCTCCTTTTTCATCATGGAATAAGGATAACAAAAAATGAGGGCTACTGTCAACCCTCTCTATCTATACCCATAAGTTCTTCTGTCTTTTCACGAAGGGCCAATGAGACATCATTGTCTGTTGCAATAGTCATGTACATTTTAGGTCCAGTACCAGAACTCTTTGGTTTCCATACCTTAGAACCCCATAACTTAGAGTACTCAATTGCTGTTGTATTGTCTTCATGTATCCATGCAGTCACATAAGGATGTTCTGCCCACACGACAGTCATCAATTGTTTCATGGCACCAGGATACATTCCGTCTTTTGTTGCACATAAGTCATAAGTGAAGTAGGTCAATGAATCTCTGTTCTCATCTTCTTCTTCATCTACAAGTGTTATCCACCCAATAATCATAGCGACAACTCTATCTTCATGTAAACAGACCCATGAGTCTTTCATTTGATTTGCAATAAAATTCCATGTCTCTTGTGAGTGTAATTCTTCTTCGCCGTGAAAGTGTAGACCCTCTTCATGTTGAAGTTCATAACATCCTTTTGCATGTTCTTGTCTAAGTGGTGTTATTTGATATTCCATTTGTTATTCTCCTTCTACTAAAAATTTAGTATCTTCTATTAATTTATCAAGTTCTTCTAGATTAACATTGTTTGCATCTAAAAGTTCAACGGTAAATGTGTCTTCTTCTTTGTTATGTGTTACCATGTGTGGTAATGAAACATTCAGACCTTCTAGTTTACTCATTGATTCTTCAAAGTGTCTGTAGTCATCTCTGCCTACTGTCACTTTCTTTTTGTGTGTTACTGGTAACATGTCTATAATGTTCATCTACCTACATCTCCTAAATATTTTTGTTTACATTCTTCCCATGACATCGAAATGATATCATCATAGAATAATGTTTCTGTTAAATTTTGTCTTTCTGCGTTCATGAGGTTATTTATTCGTTTAGCCGCATACTTATCCTTCCACAATTGCGTAAGTGTTTCGACTGAACCATCGTTGTTGTTTCTGACTAATTGGTCTTGTTCTATCTCACCTCTGAGAAACTCTCTGGTGTTTTCATAGAAACAAGAATAGTAGATACCTCGTTGATGGTCTGACTTCTGTAAGTCTTTTGGTATCTTAAGTTGCGAGTACATGAACTGTCTCATACGATTTCTATGGTCTCTCTTAAGAGTCTGACCACTTTCTCTCTTTGCAACATACAACAAGAAGTATCTTTCATTGAAGTGATGTTCTGCATAGTCTAACATCTTTCTCTCAGTCTCTTTGGTCATCTCAAATGATAATGAACCTTGACTGTAACCCATTTTCTTCCAGTGATTGAGTCTATCGTATTGTGATAACCCACCTGCCTTAGATTTACCATAGAGAGATGTTGTAGTCATACCGACTAGTTTATCTCCATAGTTTTCTTCCCATTGTTTCTGTATCACATCAGCAGTACATAACAATGCCATGAGTTTACCACCAGTGTAATTGAACCCTAGTGGTTGTGTTGGTAGTATACTTGAACCTATGGCGCTGTTGTTTAGTTTACCACTATTCGTTTTGTATATTCTTTCCCACCCAATGTAATTATCTCTAGGTGTTAAGTCAATGAAGTCACCTGTAATACAGATAACACCAAGATACTTCTCAGTGACTTTATCTCTAACAATGTAATGTAGATTTCTACCAATGTTAGATGAGTTCTTTTGTGAGTGTGTCATTGTTCTAAGACAATTCCATTTCTCTGTAAGAGTACCAGCAGACTGTCTGTCTTTGTTCGAGTCTGTATAAATCAATTCTGGTTCTAGTTTCTCAAAGTCTTCGTATGAATTAGGAAACCATATGTTGTTCTTAGTCTCATTGATAAGTTTTAAATGGTCTTCATTAACAAAGTTAGTCTCTTCGCCAAACAATGTAGAAACTGTTTGTGTCGGATACTTCATGTGTATCTCTTGGTACTTCTGATATAAGGTGTATTCTGCTACACCCATTTTAGATACGAATGATAAATCTTTTATCAGTAGTTCTCTGAGTTCTTCTTTTGATACGATATCTTTCTCGACCCTATTGGCCTGATACTCATCGAATTGTTTTTGTACAAATGGTTCCATAATTACATATTAAAATCGTTAAACTTAGTTGAAGGTCTTGCCCTATCAGCGACAGGTATACTGTCATCGATTAACATTTCGCCATCTACTAATTCTTCTTGTGCTTCTTGTTCTACATCATAGAGTTTCATTCTTGCCCTATCGACACCAATAACAAATCTCTTAAAGATTGTTGGGTCATTGTATCTGTTCTTCAACTGTTTCACTACGAGTTGGTCTAACTCTTCTAGTTCTTCAGATGTAATCAGTGCAAACATTAAGTCAGCAGTTGCAGGTAACCCAAATGATTCAGATGTATCTTCTAGACCAACATCTGTAGAACCAAAACCACTTCTTGTAGTTTGAGTTGCACTCATGATAGGCACATCGTATTCAACTGCAACACCTCTAAGTTCTTCTGCAATACTCTTAACTAATGTATAAGAGTTTGCACCAGCACCTGGTCTAATTCTCTGAGATGCACATATGTTTAGATAGTCAATGAATATGATATCTGGTCTAAAGTCTTTCTTGATTTCAAGTTCTTGTAATAGATGTCTGAAGTGACCTGCGTGAGCAGATGCAGTAGGATATTCTTTTACAATAAGTCTACCTTGAGTCTTAGATTTGAGTCTACCAATCTTCTTGCCATACTCTTTCTTAGACATCTCTGGTAAATCTTGCATAGGAACATTCATGATGTTAGCATCAATTCTCTCTGCAATTCTTTCTTCTGACATCTCAAGTGTAATATAAAGAACACTCTTGTTCATCATCAAAGCACTTGCAGCCATGTGACACATGAACAAAGATTTACCAACACCAGTACCTGCAAGACAAATGTTTAATGTCTTGTTTGGCAAACCACCTTTAGTAATCTTGTTGAAGTATTCTAAGTCAAACGGAAGTTTCTCTTCTTCTGTATTGTAGAACTCCCACCTCTCTTCTGCATCTTCTAATACATCATGACCAATATGTTGGTCAAATGAAACTGATAATGCATCTTTTAATAGTTCTGGTATTTCACCAGTAGACCTCTGAGACTTTTGGTCAATGACTTCAATAGAGTCCATGACTGCAATATAGATTGCTCTATCTTTGC